AATGTTTCAGTACTATTTGCAACAAGACCAATAGCTGTGCTATTTGCACCTATAATTGTTCCTGTCCTATAACCATTAGCTACTGCTGTAGAATTAGCATTAGTTGATAATGTTGCAGCAAAGAATAATTTTTTTACACCAGTTTGGACTATAGCAGTATTCATTCCATTAGATACTGCACCAGATCTTTCTCCTGTTACTTGTTGTGTTGTTACATTACTAAACCCAGATGATGTTGCATTAATTGTTAGTACAGTTGAATTAGCTGCATTAAGCACACCTGTTACTGTAGAATTAACACTAACTGTTTCTCCAAGTTCAAAAGCAACAGTATTACTTTGATGAAAATATTGTACTTGGTTACCAAATGTACCACTATTAACAAATAATGTCAACGATCCAGCATTACCTGTATTACTAAACACACCTATTTTACCATTAGCTAATTGATTAGTACTATTTAAAGAAGATACAGAACTATTAGTTCCTATAACATATGATGTTGTATTTAAACTAGAAGTAAAAGTACTATCACCAGATGTAAAATCTACAAACTCTATTGGTTGTGTAATAGTTTCTAATGAGAAAAATGTATTACCACCATACTCAGATCTAAATATAGCATTACTATTTGTGTAATTGTTTACAGCCATAGTTGCTGATGATACTAAAACATTACTATGTGCAGAATTTGTACTGTATCCAAAACCTGTATTATTAATAGTATAAGATGCTTGTCCTGTACCATCAGTTATACCGGTTACTCTTACAAGACCTTGTGAACCATATTTTGAACTAGAGACAGTTAATTCATCTCCAACAGATAAACCAGACCCATTAGCAGTAAGATCAATACTTGATAATGAACCAGTAATTTTAGGTTGTAATGTTCCACCAACATAACCTACAAGCTCTTCTCTTTTAAATGTACCTACTACATTTGCTAAAAACATTATATAAGTTATTTTACCAGATGCAGTTGTTTTTAAACAAGAGTCTACAGTTGCTGTTGCTCCTGTAATTGTTCCTGTTATATCTTTACCTTGAAAGTCACTAAATGCACTATCATTATCATATGGAAATATTACTTCAATATATCTTGGTTCATAAAAATCTGCTTCTGATGCAGTAAATAAATGTTGGCCAGGAACATATATTGTTGAGTCTATACCATATACTAACCTTAAAAATAATTCTACAGCTCTTGGTGTACCTTTAGATCTATACACATCCATTACATGTTTTATTGTAAATGGTATACCTTCGTTAATTGTTTTTGGAAAATTGTGTAGGAATTCTTTTCTAAAATGTTCTAGAAATGTATCAATACTTTGATCTACATCTCTATTTTTAAACATCTTTCTTGTATTGTTTAGATCTTCACCAGTTTGTTCTAAATATTCATAGTATGCTTTTACAAAAGATACAATAACTGGACCTTCATCTACATAAACAGCTGGAAATTGATGCTCAACTAACGGAGAAATAAAGTCTTCAAAATCATTTAATCCAGCCATGTTTTATTACTCTCTTGTACCTTTTGCAGTTACAGTTGTATCATCCGTTTTAATTTCTATCAAGTCATTTAATTTACCAACAATATCAGATTCTTCACTTCTACCATATATTTTTATTATTGTACCAGTTGCTATTGCATTAACAGTAACATTAGATATTGTTACATTACCAGTAGCATAATCTACCGTACCAACATTTGCATTAAGTATAGTTAAAGCAGATGTATTAGCTACCACTATTTGTAATGCTCCATCTCCATCATCTCTAAATGATGCACCTGTTGTACTATTAAATGTAAACAAACCAGACTCAATAGCTGGTTCTGAGAAAGGTAATGAAGCACCTTGGTCAACAGTAACAGGATTATCTGGTTTTAAACTATTAAAAAAAGAAACAGTATTTGTATACCCTTCATTTAATGTTGGGTTAATTTCTTTTATCATTCTTGTTTGTAAACTATTACTTAATATTGCATCATCACTTTCATTAATTTTTTCTATTAATTGACTTTGTCTAAATGTTTTATTAAACTTTTGTAGATTATCAGCACTAAATGTAGATATTGCATTTTCTACAGTTGTTTCAATACCAGCTTCATTGGTTGTTGTTTCATTCATATTATATGTTACATTAGATTTAACTTCTATTCTTAAAAATGTAGGATCTTGCATAACAGGTTCTATAGTCAATGGTGTCTTAGGACTAATAAAGTCAATTATTTGTTGCTTTCTAAATTCAGGTAATGTATCATAATTATTACTTGAAGCTACCATAACTACTTTACCAAATTGAGGTGGGTCAGCTTCATCACCACCATACACATTCATATCTGTAATATCTGTAAATTCATTTTGTATTAATATTTTGTAATCGTTAGCAGTTACTGCTCTTTCTTGAGTAGCTAGAGCACGAGGTGCAGCAAATTTAATATCATCTAAAGATTGGGATACATCACCTCCTGCAGATCTTATTTGTGTGTTTGTTGTCACAGTGCTGTATCCAGATATTGCTGAAACACTAGAAAAACTATTAGCCCCATTTGGTTCTGTGCCACTTGATACTCTATATGTGGCTTCTACAATATTACCATCTGTTAATTTTCTTCCAAAAGTATCATTCCCAAATACTATCTCATAACTACCATTTGCAGCTGCTTGTACAAAAAATACATTAGATGTTGATGTAACATCAAATAAAGAATTAGCTCTTGTCCATTCACTATTAGTTGTATCTGTATTAGATGTTCTTACCTTTACTGTTATACTAGATGTATCAATATCAAAGTTATGAATATAGAAAGTATTAGCTGAGCTATTGGTATTATAATATTCTGTTACAATTTCACCTTCATATAAAGCTACGTTAGCTACAAGATAATTATTATTTGAGTGTGCTGTTACAGCTGAGTTAGTAGAAAATGTATATGTGTTATCTCCAACAGTTGCAGAAAATTCTGTTAGTCTTGGTATGTTGATACTATGTGGGCTATCATTTGGAACAATAGTAATATCTGCATACGCTGTAGAAGAAGAATAAGATGTAGGAACATAATTTAATAATTTAGCATGTGAATATACACTATCTTGATTTTGTGCACTATCTAAAAACATTTCAGATGCCACATGATTTAAGTACATTCCATTATAATATGTATTATAAGCTAATACATCTAGTACAACATTTAATGTTGAACCATCAAAATTATAGTCAGCAAATATAGATTGACTAGACAAATATGTTTTTAAGTTTGATTTGATAGTATCAAACTCTAAGTTTGCTACCATAAATTCTGAATTTGATGCAGTTGCCATTTTTTTTACCTAGTTCTTTCTAATAACAATTGAAGTGATGTTTGTGTTCCTAAATTTTTTATTTTAAAATGTACGGTTATTGCTATTGCATTACCATCTATATTTGGAGAAATTTGTAGCCCTACAAGATCTGCCCTTGGTTCAAATTTATCAAACACTTCTTTAATATAGTTTTCACATCTTTTATGAGTTACAGGTGTAAAATTTTCAAATAACATTCCTGTTAAACCAGAACCAATTTCAGGATGAAAAAGACGCTCATAATGATTTGTCATTAATAAATTTCTAACAGATTGTTTAACAGCTTCCTCATTTGTTTTTGTATTTAATTCACCAGTATTCACATGTCTTGAAAAATCTGTAAACATATCAGAATAAATTATATTCTTAATGCTATTACGTGTTAATGTTTGTAGTTTGGACATACTTTCTCTCTTTATATATTATTTATACATAATTTAATCATTGGGGTCATAATCTTCTCTGTCAGGGTTAAGTGTTATTTCTATTATAGGAGGTTCTAAATCAAGATCCTGTCCTCCTGATGCTGTTAAACCACTTGTAGTAACTGTTGTACCGGTGGTTGTACCTAAACCTGTCTTAATAGTTTTAGGTGCTGACTCATCAATTTTAGAAGAAGATTCATATGAATGTAGTGCACCAAGTGACTTTGCTTGATCATCTCTATTAGGATCTTTAGTTCCTATTGTAGGTACATCAGGTTCCTCTCTACCATTAAAGCGAGGGTCAATAGGTTTATCACCTAATTTTAATGCTTTCAAAAAAGGATTACCACCTTCATCAAATTGTTTTTTTATTTCAAAATTACCTACATGCATGTGAGGATTTGCAAGACCACCTGACATACCTTCTATAGCTTTACCATCTAGTTCTTGTCCTGTAAGATTTTTCATAATTTTTGCAGGTATTGCAGGAACACTAGGTAGTGATGGAGATGATATATCAGGAAGCATAGAATCACAACCAGGTAATCTAAAAGGTTCAAAATTTAATAGTTCACCTAGACCAAGCCAATCACCAACATCAAAACCACCATTTATAGATATACCAAGATCTATACTTGGAAAATCAAAACCAAAATCTATTGGAGGAAGTCCAAAACCTGGTGGAAAAATATTAAGATTATCCATTAAGTCTTGTAAACCATTTACTAAATCATTATCAAAAAGAGCTGACATTAACATTTCTGTAAGTGATTCAAAACTAGCGTTTAAATTATTACCACATTTTATACCTTCATTAATTTTATCTTGAACAGTACCTCTATGAATAGCAACAAAATCTTTAACACCTTCTGCTGTTAAATCACTAAAGACAGTTTCTCTATAACTTGTGACAGCAGTTTTGGTAGCTTCTTTTTGAGCTAGAAATTCATTGTCTTTACCAATGTTTGCCAGATTTTCTTTTACTGCTTCTATACTGTATCCTGCCATTGCTTCCTCTAGTTTAAGTTAATTATACCAGCATTAATATCAACTTCTGTATCTGAATTTATTTCAACTTCAGTAGGTGCAGTAATACTAATTATAGTATTAGAATCTATATCTATAGATTGTACTGCATTAATGTCCATAGTAGTTCCTGTGTTTGCTAAAAGACCTTCTGTTGCATCTATGTTAACATTGCTTACTGCTCTTATATTTAAATTATTACCTGTACCAAATGTTATATTATCACCAGACATTATTGCAGTTTCACTTGTTACTGTTTTAAAACTATCACTAAAGACATAATGTTGCTCGTGTCCTGTAATAGTTTTTTCTTCATCACCACCTATATCTTCAGTAAAATTATTACCAATTAATGTTGTTTTATCTACACCTACACGAAGACTTTTATTTTTATTTACATTAGTAGCCATATCAGATAATACCTCTGTATGTTTTGTACCTTGAACTTTTTGCGTATAATTACCTTTGACATTAAGATTATAATTACCATCTACTTCAACGTACATATCACCACCAGTATCGTCTTTAGGATCTTTGTGGACATACAATCTAAGATCAGCATTGTTAACAGTAATATTAACATTACCACTAACCACCATATTTTTATCACACATTACTACTTCATAGTCATCACCTACAACTTTTGTTACTCTTGTACCATTAGGTTGTATTTCTTCAAATGTTCCACTGTTATGATATTTGTGAAATCTACCAGCTCCTGGAGAGTCATCTACTTAAAATATATGTCCTGACTCAGTTACATTAACATGATTTAATGGATACTTAGATTCACCACCATATTCTGGACTAGCTTTTTTATGATTGACTTCTCTTAAATTTATTGGATCTTTTTCACCACCTACTTGACCACCATATCTTGGATTAGGTTCATTATA